CCTGAACTCATTGCAGCGCTTCTTTAACCTTAGTGCGTGCTGTTTCCAAGCCAATATTTGCAGCCATTGTTAAGTCTAACTCTTTTGCTTTGGCTTTTAATTGGTCCAAGTCGGCCGTATCAACGTTAAATTCTATTTCTGCTTCTGTAGCATTATCGTTATTAAACTCAGAAAAGTGTTTAAACCAGCCATCTTCTAGCATCTGATCTACATCTGATGCGTCTACTGTTTTAGTCGTGTAATCAACACCGTCAGAATGATATTGAGTGCCCGGCTTGTATAACATTGTTGGTGATTTCATGTTTACGCCTTATAAAAAGAAAAGGGGCATATAGCCCCTTATTCTAGGTTGGTTAAAATTAGCCGAACGATGCTGATTGACCAGGAAGATAAATACCGCATTGTTGACCATCTTTGACGTGTGCTTTTGTCCAAACGGTTAAACGATATTTAGCTGATAAATCATCGATAGAGCCTTGACGAGCAAAGATAATCTCAATGCCTGAATCAGTAGTTTCACGCATGATGTCTACGTTGCTACCTAGCTCACCCACATCTAATTGACCACAGAAGATTTCTACTGCTGGCTCTGTATAGAACACGCTTGGCTGTGTGCTAGCTGTGTTTAATATAGTTAATGCTGCGCCGTTAGCCGGTGTAGTTGTGACTGTTGCGTATGGTTTTTGAACACCTGTACCGTCTGCTGGAATTAAAGCAGGTGTAATAGTTAATGCATCACCAACCACTGCAATGACACGGAAAGACTGTAATTGACCTGTATCTTTCTTGCTCACCATACCTACAGCATTCACGCCAGCAATGGTAAATGCGTCACCAGCGACTAGGCCGTGCGATGTACTTACGTTTAAGACTGAATAACGTGGATCGTTAATCTCACCCGATGCTAATGTACCGCTAGAATCAAACGCTACAGGTGTTGCGTGTTGGTTGGCACCATTTACCGTAACACCACTAGCCGAGCTACCCGCTAAGTTTTCAATAACATTAGCGCGCTTTGTATTAAAGCCTGCAACAGGGCTTAATGTAGAACGTGCATAAGCGCTTAACGGCGTACCGTCCAATGTTTGACGTGACGCCAAATCACCCGCTACAGAATTAGCTGCTCGTGGATTTAATACCAAGTGACGCGCAACGGATTGATTAACTTCACGCTCCATTAAACCAGTGTCACCTTTTGATAGCTTTTCATAGTTATCAAAGTTGCCTGTTTCAGTGCAAACAATAGATGCATGACGTGCCACTGTGTTTTGAACGTCAGTGTCGATTAATGAAGATAGACGCTGTGTTGATGCTCGCGCTGTTTCTTTTAATCGTTCTGGATCGTTTCTGTCTAACGCTGTTAATTGGAACGCATGGTTTTTAATATCTGATGTAGATAGCGATGTTGGGACGGTTAAATCTACAATGTCTTTATAGTCACTTGATACATCAAGACCAGTTGAGCTATCCGCAATCATTGGATATGGACGGCGAACAGTTAAACCGCTGCGCTCTACTGATTGCATAGGCGGTTTGTACTTCTGTACGTCACGCGCCATGATGTTATTAGGATCGAAACCTTCTAGGACGTTCTCCCAGAAGATCATCTCTGTTTTACTAAAATTATTAGCCATTTTTAAATACCTTTATGGGTTATAACCTGCTTCCCGTGCTTGTTTTTTCAGGCTTAGCACGTCTTTCATAGTGGCTTTACCGCTTCGCACCTTATCACGCATCTTGTCGATTTTTCGCGCCCACGCTTCACCACTTGAAGGCGAACCACCTTCCAATTCTTCAACGGGTTCAGGTTTGGGGTTTGATGTTGTTTTTGCTGAGATTGGCAATCGTGCTAATTCAGCAATTGCTCTCACTGGCTTTTCTTTCAACAGCTTGGCAATACGGGTTAAGTCTTCTTCATTGGTTCCCAAGTAATGCACAATGGCGTGTGGATCATCTAAATCAGATACCAAGTGATTTAATGCGTCTTCACCTAATACCTCAGTTACCCGATCCTCTGCTAATGCAAAGTCATCTTCACCATAAGCCGTTAAACCTTTGGTGTAATAACTATGCTTGTACTGCTTGAGTTCTTCCTGTTTCTGTCTTTTAAGCTCGTCTTGCTGTTCTTGCTGTTTTCGTTGCTCTAACGCAGATTGCACCTGTTGGTTAATTTGCTGCTCTTGGTATGCTTGAGCGTCTTTCTTATACTCATCGCTCCATTCGCCGCCGTCATAATCATCAGGATTAGGCGCACCCTTTGGCTTTTTTCCAGCTTCTTGCTCTAGCCTTAACTTGAGAAGCTTGTTCTCTTCCTCAAGCAGTGCATTTGCTTTTTGCCGTTCTTCTGCTTCAAGTCGTGCCTTTTCTGCTTTCGCCTTTTCTTTGCCAGCTCGTTTAGCTACAAAAGAATTAACATCCTCTTGAGTAAACGTTTTTTGAGGTTGCGTACCCTCTTCGCCTTGGCTTTCTGAGTCTTCTACTGTCTCAACAATTTGAGTTTCTTCTGTGTTTTCGTCAGACACGCCGTTATCTAGGCTTACCGCTTCATCGCCCATAGTGTTTAACCTCTTAATGGTATTTAGAGTAATTGCCGAATGGCTACCTGCTTAAAGTCGCAGTGACTTACTGCCTCAAGATTTGCTGTCTTGAGTTTAATAATTGATTAAGTTGATTGATACCTAATTCGCTGTAGATTTCTTGCGTTTCAGCTTCTTTTTTCTTCGCGCTTGCTATCTTGTCGATAGTCGCGGCTTGTAGGTTCTTAGCTTCTGCTAGCTGTTGCTCTACCGCTGCTTCTACAAGTTTTTGGTTTGGATCTTGTCTTGGCTGCATCATTTGCTGGACGTAAGCTCTTTCTTCGTCCGTCTCTGGCTTAGCTAAACCTTGGAGCAACATTTGCTGTCTAGCAATTTTCTTAAGCGGTTTTAAGCCTACACCTGATGCGTTTTCTAGCATCGCCGCAATGATTGCAGGCGTATAGACTTCTTCGCCACGCTTGCCGGTTATCGCTTCGAGCAAGCCTTTCAGGTCTTCAACAGTTTGTTCCTGCATAGACTGATATTGAGCACCAATATCTGAGTACGCTTTAAACTTCTTACCTTTGATTGTATTTGCCTCAATCAATCGGCCTGTTTGCTCGTCTTTTACAAGCTTGTGCATCATTTCACGACTATCTGAGCCGTCATTACTTAATGTTTTCTTGGCGCGTTTTTCTGTGTAGATTTCAGAAGCAATAGAAATATAAACATCACCGCCTGCTTGAATGGCCTCGCGGATGTTATCGCTAACTTCCTGCGTGTTTAGATTGATGCGCT